CAGATTCTCTTTATTTACTTCTTCCAGTGTTCCATTGAAACTTACCGCTGTGGTATTCACCATAGTGAAGTCAGTTGTACGTTTACCTGATGTTGATTCTTGATGCTCGATCACATCAGCATCGATCTCTAGCTCAAAATCGGGCACATTACCAATATGACGCATCGCACCGGCAATGCCACTCGACAACTTGGATAAGTAAAACTTACCCTGCAGAGAAATATATTCCTTAGCCATTACTTTTCATCCCCTGTGGTTTTCTTGGCTGAAGCAGCTGGCTTTGGTTCAGGTACTTCCTGAATTACACCGTCTGCCAGTAATTTTTTGATTTGAGCATCATCCAGTCCACCGACGAACTCACCCTTTTTAAACCGGCCTACAGGTTGTAGTGCCGTATATTGTATTGCTGCCATAACTGGCTCCTAGATAAATCGTTCTGATTCAAATACTGCGGTGAGATATGCAAAACCTGTACTGAAGGCTTCTTTCACATCAACCAGCATCAATTCCCCACGTGCCGAGGCTGGCTTCCAGCCTGAGAGCAACTGAATAACATCTTCAAGAAGATTACCCGCCTGATCTGTTACCGCTGAACCATCTATAGACTGTGAACGGGCATTCTTACAGGCCACGGTGACCGCCCACTGCTGGCTGATCATGTTCATTTTTCCCTTGCCCGCACTATCCTTAGGGCGAATCCGCACAAAGTTGACGTGAGCTGATGGGGTTACCTGACCCATTTCAGTCACCAGTACAGAGTTCAACGGCGTATAGATCTGCTTGAAATCCGGAATCTCCTTGAGCTTCTCGGCAATTTCTCCACGTACTGCAAAAAAGTCAGACACCTATATGCCTCCCGATAATATTAAGGATCTCTTCATCATCATCCTGATTGATGCCCAGAAAAGTACGAGAAGGGATATTGACCTGTTTCACTTTCCTGAACTGGCCCCCCACTGCAAAGGTTAAGTACTCCGCCGTTTTAGGCAGAATGGTTGCACCAAAATGAAAGACATGGGCGTACATTTTGTTTGAACCCCACTCAACACCATCAGGGCGCAGGTTATAGTGCAATTCATTCATTAATTCACCCGTATCACGGCCTGTTTGACCATTTTGCATCCGGGCCCGCCATGACTGTTTCCATGGGTTACCGTCTACATCATGCTGGCCAATAAACCGTTCTTGAGTGGAATAAACTCCATAGCCACCAATCTCGACAAACATATCCTCCTTTCTGCTGTCGAAATCGGCCATATGCTGCAGTACTGCCATTACGGCAGATTCATTGTCAGGACGAATTGTTATAGCAAAAGCCATACCTCCTCCTTATTTAAATGAAGGCATCTTGTCTAGCGTTTCATCACCAAACACGCCTCCTACATAACTGGTTCCGATGGGCATTGTGGTAGGCCGGCCCTTGGGCTGATCATCTACAATTTCATTGGTTGCGGTCTGAATCTGTAGATGTGCTTTTTCATCTTGTACCCGTTCAAGAAATTTAATCGCATCTTTATAACGGTTACGTACTTCTTCAGTGGGTTGCTGGTAATAAAGCCGGTAACGGGCAATATCACAGGCCATGCGGTTCAGATTACTGGGCACATTGGGAAGAGGCAGAGGATAACGACCACCGATATAACCGTTAATCTCTTCTGCCGCATCCTGAAGCGCTTCATTGATAGAAACTGCTGCATCTGCATGCATCAGCTTTAGTTCTTCAATGTCATCAGCAAACCGCTTCACCATGTCTGCTTCTGTTGCGTACATAGATCACCTTACTTGGCTGCATCAGCACCCTGTTCAGCTGGCTTGTCACTAGTCTTAGACTTAGACGCTGACTTGGCCTTTTCAAGCTCAGCCACCTTTGCTTTAAGCTCAGCAACTTCCTGCTCAGCTTTAGCTTTGTCATCTGCTAAGGTTTTATTAGCCGTTGTCAGCTCTGCATTAGCCTTTTCAAGCTCAGCCAAACGTGCAGCGGCACCATCTGCTTTAGGCTCTTCCGGCTCCTGATATTCTTCAATAGCCCGAGATGCTAAAAGGGCCTGAAGTTGTTTAGCTTCAAGCCCTTCTATTTCCTGACCTGGACGGAAATGTCCGATCGACTGTCTTGCAATATACTTTGGCATTGAGTTCTCCTTATACAAAGCCACGACCACCCACTAAACCGTTCTTGTTGTTTGGAACAGCCAGTGGAGAGGATTCAGCGAGTAATTGAATGCTTGAAGGATTCTTTTCTTGCCATTGGCTTAAATAGAACTCTAGAGCCTGACCGAATGCTTCAACGTTTTGCAATGCACAATGTGCGATCCAGCCATTGGCGTCGGCAACCAGACCAAAGAAGTCTTCAGGGATAAAGCGTTCGGTACTACCCCCCATACTATGCTTAGCGTCATAGGTCCAGATTTCGATATTGTCCACTGTGCCTCGGAATTGTGGCTTATCAGATTGATCAAAGGTTGGAGTGAGCGGCACACTGATCCCTTTATACGGTGTAATGAATTTCTCATTAAACTCAGGATCTTTAGTTAATGTGTTGTACACCTTAGAAGTGGTTAATGCCATGATTGGTGATGTACCTGAATGTTCAACAGCCAAGTCAATCATCGCCTGAATATCCTTAACCGGTGTGGCTCCTGCTTGTCCCCATTTAATTAGAGGTGTGAAGTTACAGGCCGGGTTCCGCTCATAATCCACTTCGTACATCGGGAAATCTGCTGAGGCAAAAGTAGTCTTACCATATAGCAGTACATCACGGGCAATCAGCAGCTTCCGGTTTTCAATAGATTGACGCAGGTACAGAGCCTTTTGTGCCTGGTCGATTAACAGCAAGTCTGCATCAGACAATCGATTTGAACCTGTAGCAATCACACCATAACGGCGTAGCTGTGAAATCAGTGCCGTATTTTGTACTTCGCTTGGCATCACCGTCATCATCGGTTTTAAATAAGCCGGTTTAACGAATTTAACGTTACCAGACTCGCCTACCTTGATCTGTCGGCCAGCTGCTGTCGGAGTGACAAAAGGTGCAAGTGGGGTTGCGGTGTTCAGCTCACCTACAGGGACTTCCTTCTTGGTATAAGAAACACGCTGAGGAAAAAACCGGTCCATCAACCAGGTATCCACCTTTTGAGTAGTATCAGTCAGCAGCACCAGCTGTGGTACATCCAGCAACTCAATGGGTGCATTTTGAAATGTAAAAGTTTGACTCATGTCTTAGTTCCCTACCACTTTACGAAGTTCAATTTTATTTTTTAATCCCTGTGCTCGCACAGCATCCATCTGCCCTGTTGCAAGCGCCTCACCTTTGACTGTAACAACAGCCACATCAAAGGCACCTTGTACATAGATCGGCATTTCGAGATTATGATTGGCATGGTAGGTCGACTGCTCTGCACTCATGTCTGCCAGTGCAATCGCATTCCACTCACCTACTACGTTTTCAGTTACCGTCGGATGATCTGCTACATTGTTGGCATCGACGTATAATAAATCCCCACGTAAATAGATGACTCCTGTTTTAGGTTTGGCATTCTCGGTACGAATACCATCACCGACCACCAACTGTTTATTTTCAATAGTTCCAGTTATGACTTGGCTCATGATTTAGTCCCCTGTTGTTGTGCTGCGGCAAACTGGTTAAATGCCTGGTCCAGTGCTGAACCTTGTGGAGCCTGTCCACCTTGCCCAGGATTAGCTTGATGGCTAAACAAGTGAGCAAATGCTGGATTTACACCTGGTGTTTGTTGTTGCTGTTGTCCAGCTGGTGGTTGTTGATTGCCTGCCGAGAATTGGCGAAGCTGTTTAGCCGTGAAGGTGAAAACCGAATCATCCATATTGGTATAAGCCGTTTTGTCTTCAGCACTGAACTGTGTTTTCAGCTCAGTTTCTAAAGCTGCAATTTCATCAGAACGCTTTTGTGCTTTGAATTGCTTGAGTTCAGCTAGTGCATTATCGCGCTCAGTTTCAGCCTGCTTTTGAGCAGCCTGTGCTTTTTCTAATTCGGTCACGTCTGTGTCCTCTTCTGGTGGTTGATTGGAGTTAGGTTTGCCTGAGAAGGCTTTGATTGATGTGTTCCGATCAGCACCGGTAGAGCAGATCGTGAATTCACGAATACGGTTGTTACGAAAAACGGCGATAGGTCCGGTAAATGATTGACCATTAACCACAACAGTCTGGCCTGTATTTACCTCTTCAACTGAGCCTGGATCAATGAACATAGACATTTGAAACGGAAACTCGTCATCAGAGTCCTGAACAATTTCCTTGGCCCGTTCATTAGTCAGGAAGTGTCCTTCTACATCGATCTTTCCATTGGTATCGACTTTTTTAACTACGCCGATACGATTAGAGCCGAAGTGCTCTTCCAGTAATGCAGTAGGTGAATCAATTTCGATACCCTCAAGATCAAAGACCACCCCGGTACGGCCCCAATACCAGTGACCATCTACACGTCCACCGCTATACGCCGTACCTTTAAATGTACGCTTATCTCCCTCTTTGGCCTGAGGTACCTCAATGGCTGATGTATTAAATAGATATTTCAGCCGTTCTTCATTTGGATCTGGCATTTTTCATGCTCCATAAAAAAACCACCCCGAATGGAGTGGTCCAAATTAATTTCTGAAATCTAGTTAGTTAAGGCTTTCAGTGTATAAACCATCTGACCATTTACTATTTCCCTTGAAACCACCTGAAAAGATATGCCTAAGGGAAACAGTACGCCTTGCCCTGCATTTAGCTTATCCAGATCAATACCTAAACCTTTAGCATTCTCAATCTGAATCACGATATTTGAGCCAGAACCTGCAAGCAGTAACGGCGCATCCAGAGTAATGACCTTACCTACCTCCAATGATGCAGCGTAGGCTAGTGAAGCTGATCCGGTCACTGTCGCTGTACTATTCGATGCTACTGCCTGCAACCTGCCTAAATCCTCCTTCAACCAGCGTTTAAGCACTTCCTCAGCCAGAGTGACAGGGGGCTGCTTTAACTGCGCCGTAAGAGCTGAATCATTGCCTTGTACATAATCCAGGAAAGTCTTAATTGTACTTGGACGTATTTCCGGATCTAAAGGTAAAACTGTCTCAACAATGGTTTCAAATAGATCACGGCTCTGCTCATCCATTGGAGCAAATAAACTGGCCAGCTTTTTACTTGCCGTCCACTCGGCCTTGATGATCTCTTTCTGCTCCAGCAAAAATGCTTTATTCAGGTCAGAATCCAGAATCTTCTGGTCCACCAGACCTGATAGATCGCCATAGGTCATTGGACTAGTACTCCAGCCCATCTCCTCAGCCACCTCCGGTAGCTGATCATCTGGCGTAATACCGTATTTTTCCGCCTGCTTTTCAGTTAATGCAATCACTGTACAGCGACACATGAAGCCCCACGGCGGGTAATACATGAGCCAGAATGGATCATCGATATGACGGATAATCCGGTTCAATGCCAGGTGACTTGGACGGACCCGGTTATCATCGATAGCTGAATACATCAGGTATGGTCGTTTGTCTCTATTGCGTTGCTGTTGTTGCCAGCGTCCATGACTATACGCCGTCTGAATATTGGTCCTAAAAACATTCTTGAGATAAGGCTCACTTAGCTTGATTTCATTTTTAGCGACCACTTTCTTAAAGTCCTCAAATGTCGAGCCATCTGCAATAGCCTTGTTTACAGCGGCTATCACAGTCTGGATCTGTTCTATGCTCGATAAAAAACTGACCGTGGTGGCCAGTTGTCGTGTCTTGAGATCCAGAGAGTAAAACTCATCAGGCAGTACAATTTTACGAGACCGGGCAAACTGTAAGGCCTCTAAGAATGTGACTGGCTTCATTTCCCCTCACTTGCTATCATATACCCCAGCACATCACCTGCATATAAAGCCCGTTCCAGATTCGCCGTAAACTGCGACTGATTAGCCTCAGGCATTAGCTGCATTAGATGAAAGGCCAGTTCTTCTGGTGTTTCACTCTTCTGCAGAAGCTCGTTTACTTGGGCATTGCTTAAGAGTTCAATATTGCGCTGTGCATCAGTCAGCTCTTCTACTTCCTGCTGTTCAGGTGAAAGTTTTCTGGCATTTGCTGCAAAACTAAAGGCTTTATGGGGTAAAGCCTTAAACTGCAGATCGGGTTGGTTCAAGTCAGTTACAGACTTTAAATCACCCTCTTGCAAGCCATACTCACGAATAAAGTAGTCATCCGATAAGTTTGCACCTGCATTTTTCAGGTGAACATCCCGTTCGGCCTGCTCTTTGTTAAGAGGTTTAGCTTCCTCACCCAAGCTCACCTTATGTTCATCCCATCCATTGAGCATGCATAAGGCATCAACTACTGCCTGGATCGTTGGAGTCACTAGCCGCATATCAGATTTCAGTTTATCCTGTCGCACATTTTCATGTACCTGACCAAGAGCGCGACTGCCAGTTCCATCTGTACCACTGGTGAGTGTCTGTCCCAATACAACCTTTTGAATTTGCCGAATTAGAACGCTATTAAACATATCGAATGATGAGCCGGCTGTTCCATTTGCTCCGGCAGTCAGAACACTTACATCATCGTCCTTATCAATTGCGAGAACACTTTGAGCATGAGCATTGAGCAAAGCTTTAGCCATATCTTCTGTGCCAGTTGTATCCACCTTGCCGAGAAGTATGGGTGTACCAAAACGCTCCAGGAACTTGGCCCAGAATTTAAAGCCATTCTGTTTAAAGAAATAAAGCCAATATAGTGTGGCTAACAGTGCTTTTCCGTAGGGTTGCTCATAAGTGGCTTTACGGCGTGTCAGAAAGAACTTTATCTTTTGATCAATTTCTTCTTCTCGACCGTAACCGTCTTGCCGGTAGATTAATCGTCCATCATTTTTTGGTTCAAACCATTGCATGGGCTTTTCACCAATCCATTGCAGTCCCACATACCCTTCAGGCTTAAGCTCATATACGGCTTCCTGTACGGAGTAACCAAATAACAAGGCGTTTAGTGCAGCAGATGCAATTTCAAAATACCATTCTTTTAGTTCGATATTCAGTAGCGCTGCAACAGGAGTATCACTTGGTTCAATCCGAAATGGTGTAGCAAGCAATGCATCAATACGCGTCTCTATTGCTTGGGCAATTTCGTCATCATCCAGCATAATTTTCAGTCTATGCCGGGCTATACCCGCTTTACGTAAAACCTCATCCGTATCTGGCTGTCGGCCAAAGTTAGAGAGAAATTGCGTAACTGCTTCTTGTGTATATAAGTTGCCATAAGACAAAGCCTTTTTAGCTGCTTTGCCTTTTTTAGACTTTGCCATAGGTTTTCCTTACGAGAATGTTCGGCTTCCTGCTGTAGCAGGTTTAGCTTTACGCCTGCCCTTGGATATTTTCTCCAGGGCATAACGGATTGAATCGATGTAGTGGTTATAGGCATCAATGATGATTGGTAACACCTCATCCGTTAACCGGTCTTTTTTATAAGAGTAGTTTCTAAACTCATTTAGGGTTTCCTTACACCGAGGGTGAATATAGACCCGCTTGAATGACTGGATAAAGGCAATACCATCCTCGACTGAACCCTTTCCTTTTTCACATGCCTTGATACGGCTTAATCCGTTTCGTTTTAGATGGCTAATAGACTCGGGTCGTGCGTTATCGGCATAGATTGCATAATCTTCAAGATCAGGGATGAGTTTTGACAAGAACTCTACCGTATCATCCAGTTCTAGCCCTACAGCGCCTGCCTCATACTCAATCCAGAGGCAATCGTCATGAATCCATGAACGTGTCGC